CTAGTGCGTCAAAAGATGGTGCTGTTTGGTATTTTTCATAATATTCTTTGATTAATTGCATTATCAACCTAAAATATTGATTATCGAAATATTTTGGTATTATCGCATCAATTATAGTTTGGAAAAATTTATTATCCGTTATAACTAGATTCAATAATTTAAGTTGGAATGAATATCCTAGATATCCAAAATTTTGTTTCTCACTCATCTAAAATTTCTTTATTTATAAATACATTATTTGTTTACAATCAAACTATAATCTTGGTACTTAGTGTTAACTTTTTTACTTGATAGTATTTCAGTCAATTCTCTAAGTATGTAAGATATTTGTGGTCTTATATCTACGGTGTATCTAATTTTTGGGGGGTAGACACTTGAGGGGAAGATTGTGGTCAATACTTTTTTATTTCCAACCTTTATCGTTATCGTAAAAGTTTCACCTTCATTACTAATATCATTACTATTTTCTCTATAAGAACTATCTAAAAAAAGTATCGTTTTTAATACCAAATTCTTTTTAATTTCATCTACAATGTATTTTACACCCTCGTATAAATCAACTGAATTAGCTGCTTTTGGGTTAAAATTTCTTACAGTAAAATATCTTTGACATATAATATTTTTTCCTAGTTCTAGTAAAAATTCACATTTTTGTGTGTTTTCAAATTTTTCTTTCATTTTAATTTTTGTTTTTTTTAGTATAAAAATCTTTTTCAATTCTGGTTAATCTTAAAAATGGTCTTACAAAATCAACCCAAGCATCATCTTTCTTAGGTAAAATATTAAGAATTCCATCTGACATCATCAAGTCTAAAGCATTTTTCCAGTGTCTCCCTTCTGGGTCAATAGCTTCTCTTGATAGGTCTTTTATGCCGTTTACAGCATTTTTTGTTAAAAATTGTTTTCCCACACCTATAATTTTATAATTTGTTTCTAATACTGATGTATTTTGTGTTTCTTCATAATTAATATTTACAGGTTTTTGGGTAACACCTTCTAATATATTTTTTTCTTTTTTATTAATTTTATTTTTAGATTTTATTATATCTATAATTTTTTTTAAAGTAACCTTTTTTTCTAATATTTCAGGTATTATTTTGATTAGAGATTTAACACCAACCATTTTTATACCACTAATATTATCTGAGGAGTCACCACATATACTTTTAACCACTCTTACATTAGATGGTGGTAGATAAATACCATTCAAAGGTACTTTTTCATCATTCTTAAATAACTTATTTAAAGATATTACATGTACTGAAATATTTTGAGATATTAGTTGTAGTAAATCTCTATCTGAAGTAAGAATTATAATATCCTCTTTAGAGGATTTTTCACAGTAATAAGCCATACAATCGTCAGCTTCACACCACTTAAACGTTGATTGTCTTACATATAGTTCTTCTAAATATTCTTGTATACGTAATTTTTGTCTAGCATATGATTGTAGGTCGTCTTGAGTTCTGGGTTTACTTCTTCTATTAAGTTTATAGTCGGGATATATTTTTACTCTTGGTTTGATATTGTCTTCTCCATCCCAAAATACAACTACTTTACTAATTAAATAACCATCTATTAATTTTCTTAATGTATTTAAAAAATGATAAATACCACCTATATGGTCATCACCATGGTACATGTTTTTAATTCCATGAAAACCTGTATTTAGAAGAGAATTTCCGTCAACTAATAATGTTTTTGTCAAGAGATTTAATTAAAAAGGTTAAAAACTATCTACTTACTCTACTACTTCAACTAACTCAATATTAAAATTTAAATCTTCTCCAGCTAATGGATGGTTTAAATCTAAATTAATTGTTGTTTCATCTATTTTGACTACTTGTCCTTGTACTGGCCTACCCATTTGGTCTTGTCCTTGGATAAACCCGTTTATTTCGAATTTAAAGTCTTTTGGGAATTCTTCTTTTTTAACTGTTATAACAGCCTCATCAACATATTCACCATAAGCGTCTTTAGCCTCTAAATTAATACTAGCACTTTCACCAACATTTAGATTTTTTACTGTGTCATTAAACCCTTTTAAAAGTTTCCCATCATCTATGGTAAATTCCAATAGTTGGTCCCTTTTTCTAGAGTTATCAAATTCTGTACCATCTTTTAGTGTGCCTACATAATGTACTTTTACTTTACTACCTTTTTCTAATTTAGTCATTTTCTTTTTCTATTTTTAAATCGAAATCACCACCTACGCCTAATTGTTCAGACCAAAACGTAGCGTTTTCTTGTTTATACTTTTCTATTGATTTTTTTTCTTCACTTGCTTCTCTACCAGCTATAAATCCATGAGGTGTTATAAGTATTTTACCATCCTCATAACCTAAACCATTAACATGATTTTTCATAATAGTTATTTTAGTTCTGGTCGCAAACTTAACTTTTCTTTTCTCTTTAACAGCTGAAATATTTGTAGTACCAGCATTTTTTTGATTACCGAATCTAAATACTAATGTGGAATTTAACCATAAAGATTCTCCACCTTTAGCTTTAATTTTTGGTTGTCCGAATGGATTATCTGGTAATTCTACCCATGGTTGGTTAACTACTACTAAAGTATTTGTATACTTAGAGTCTTGTCTTCTAGATTTACCTATTCTCTGATTTAATCCCATACCTATTTTATCGGCTAGTGTAGCTGCATTATGCATTTTACCACCCTTACCTTCAAAAGTCATTTTACATGGTACAGAACCCACCGAATCCCATAAAAATAATAAATCGTATTGTAACTCACCTTTATCTTGTGCGTCTAATAAATTATTAATGTAATCAGTAATTTCTTCTATGTATTGGAAATCGTTATTAAATAGGAAGAATCCATCCCAATCTATTTCACCGGTAGTTTTATCTACAACCTCTTCACAATCAAAACCTAAAAGTTTTGCGTGTTCAAAACCCCATTTTTGTTCAGTAATAATTAATACTGGTAGAATTCCTTTTTTTTGTGCGTCAACCGCAGCTTTTATTAATGCTGTTGTTTTTCCTGTATCTGAATGACCTAAGAACATTTGTAAATGTCCCATAGCTGGTCCTGGTAATCCAGTAGCATCAAGGAAAGCTTTCCCTAAATCAAAAAATCTTTCTGGTTTAAAGTTAGCTTTCTTTGAGAATTTATTTTTCAGTTCTGAAAATGTTTTCTTTTTTAATGCCATATTTTTTTAGTTAAAATGGTAAGTCTTCGTCTTGTGGGTCGTTCGCTTGTGGGTCTTGTGTGCCCATTGTGGTTGTATTTGTTGTATTCT